GTGGAGTACTTAAATTAAGTACTCCACTCTGCTGGCTAGAACGAGAAGTTAAGTGCTCCCCATAACCAAAGCCACGGAGTGGCTTTGGTTATGGGGAGTACTTAACTTCAGTACTAGACGGTAGTTGCTAGTTTTTGCGCCCTTTTTTCTAAAAAGGGCATAGATGAATTGGACTCTTCCACTATTATTTATACTTTTGAGTCCAGGCTTTTTAATAAGCCTCGGCTCAAAATCTAAAATTTCCATTATGACAATTTTAATTCATGCACTGATATTTGCTATAATTATTAATGTTTATGGACCAGAGCTAGAGGGATTTCAAGCGAGTGGCTCTATAGAGAATGGGGGGCCTGTTATTGTTACAAACAATAGTCCAACATCTACTACTATTACTAATGATTTTGCTTCTGTTACAGTAAGCGTACCATCTGGAAGTACTAATGCTAATGCTGGACCATTACCAGCATATTTTGGTCTATTAATGTCAATACCATTTGCTGCAGATGAATTTTATAAAACTGCTCTTTCTCAAAATCCTATAGAAATACCTAAATATCTAAAATCAATACCGGATGATCCTGTTAAACCAAGTCTGCCTGGCTCTGAGCCATCGCAATATAAAAAAGATACTCTCTTTTTATCTTCTATATTACAAGAAACTTATAAAAATAATCTAAAAGATATTTGTAATCTGAAGAGCCCTGAAGGTGCTCCTGGTCCATGTGCTGCAGTAGCAATATCTCCTAATCCAGCAACATGTCCTAAATGTCCTGACCCCCCTACAAATCAATGTGCAGCAGCGACATTTTGTAGTATTATGTGATGCGCTTTTAGAAAAAGACCGCCTTTATTAAAAGGAAATGAGTACATCCAAATGCCCCTTCGCATTTGCTCTAGGAGTTCCAGGTCAGGGCGTTCATGCTGCCCGCATCTACGGATATGCTCTTAACGATACAATTATGACTATCATAGCCGCCCTTATAACAGCATATGCATTTGAAATCGCTGTCTGGAAATCACTTGTCGGCTGGTTTGTCGCTGGAGAAGTTCTTCATTATCTTTTTGGGGTACAGACGGCGGGGTTGACAACGTTGGGAGTTACTGCGTGCTAAGCGGTCTTTTTTAAAAAAGACCCCAAAAACTCGATGCTTTTGGGCTCTTTTACTAAAAGAGCAGCTCAGCAAAAAAACTTGATGCCCCTAGTAATACTGGGAACATCATGTTTTTGAGTAATTTCGAGTTTTTTGGTGCGCTTTTTTCTAAAAAGCGCGTTTATGCCAATGCCAACTAATATAATCATTATCACTATGTAAATCCAGGGTAGTACAGTTAGACCAGTTCAGTTTTCGAATTGTCACCTTATCACTGTGATTTTTTAACATATAGTTGAAATATATTTCATATTCTGATGCGCCAGATTTACTAGTTTCTGTAACGACTTTAAGAAATACGTTATAGAAATTATCACCGTGTTCTTTTTCTACTAGCTCGATTATCTCTTTTATACGGCGCGTTTCAAATATCATATGATGACATACCCCAGATTTATTTGCATCAACCTTTGTTAGACCCGCATTTAATTTTGACATATGTTCGAAATATGGCCTGTGGTATTCGACACCATAGTTATATAGACACTTCCCATCTTTAATAAATGTAGTTGGTTTTAAAAAGAATGTATCAGAATCAATAACCAAATATCGTTCTAAAATTCCTGGTATAGTAAATCCAGCATAGAGTTTTAATAATTGTTGCAAAAACCAACCGTTTCTTTTTAATTTACCGTGTGTCTTACTTACAGTCTCTAGAGAAAATGGGAATACGCTTTCATCGACTGTAACACAATCATCTATATTTATGCTAGGATCGTAGCAAATTAAATATATATTTCTGTAGCCAATAATATTTTTCTTAGTATATTCGATTTGTTTATATATTACGTCAATATCGTCTGGCCCTACTGGTATTACAATATCGAAATCAAACTTTCTTTCATATATAATATCTTCTTGCCAACCAGTCATTTTTAAATAATTTTTAATTGTAAAATTATTTGATAATATAAAACTATTTAAATCATTAAACATAACTTGACCTGTATACATTTCTTTATGCGAAACCTCTGTATGGATGTATGTCACATATTCCAAGAATTTCCCTAGACCCTTTAATGCCAGTAATTCAGCCCCCTGTAAATCCATCCATATGATATCAACTTTTGGAATATTATAAGTTTTCATAAGAGTGTCTAAACGGTGCGCTTGTGTAGTAATTTCATCCTGTATGTATGTTTCAACGGTATATTTACCATTACTCTTAAAAAGTGATGATGCACCAGGATTTCCATCAACCCATGTTGTTCTAGTTTTTGATTGATTTATAGGGTAAAACTTGATGCTACCATCATAATCGCATACAGCACCTTCTATTAGGGTAATTCTATCAGTATATGATTCGATATTTTTCTTACATATATTTAATGTATTTGGATTGCATTCAAACGCATATATTTTAGAATTAGGGAACATGTTATAGAACTCAATACTTTGTAAACAATCTCGTGAACCTATATCAAATATTACATATTCTTTATTTTTATTGGGAATATATTTTGCGAAATTTTCAATCATATGGTATGGTATATTGTTACTTGCTTAAACGCCCTTTTAATAAAAGGGCCCAAAAACTCAAAAACATGATGTTCCCAGTATTACTAGGGGCATCAAGTTTTTTTGGGGTCTTTTTTCCAAAAAAAGACCGCCTTTTTTCAAAAAGGCCGTTATGAAAACAGCGAATAAACTTTCATGCCTTCAACATCCGCCGCCACGACCTGGAAGCTATCAAATACAGAGTTCATAATCTGCTGCGACGGCACAGCATGATGCACGTACGCCGCGATATGTTTATATAAATCAAAATCAGGGAATCGCTCAGATCCATCCGCATTTATAAAGATATTCTTCCCCTTATCATCAATCATCCACTTCCAAATCATATTATAAAGTGGTGAAACGGTTTCCATAACCGTGAGACCATCTTCCTTACTCAGAACATCACCCCCATCCGCAGGTATAGGCTTCTTAGGAAAAATCCCATCAATCATGCTAACTGCGAGACGGCATAAATCAAACGACGGGTTTGGAAGGACCTCGTTTCTCACTTTCTTCACAAGTGGAACAAACTCATACTGCCCCTCAGCGTCATTATCGACCTTGAAATCGTCTGAAATAAACATCTGCCCGTTCAAAGTAAAGATAGCGCGGCCAAAATCAATAATGCGGAAAATCTTGCCATACGTTGGTACCTTGAAATATGATCCAGAGTTACTCTTATAATATAGATACTTTGCGGTAGTGCTAGACCATACAATATTATTTGTATGGAGGTCATTATGGGTAAATCCTAGGAGAGTCTGGATACATGAAAGAGCGGATATGATTTGAAAGAGCCATGCAGACCACTTTGCATCCCACTCGTCAGTTCCAGGAAATGATCCAACCAGATCGAGGCGGTCAAATAGTTCATCCATTGTTCCCTCGTTTTGCTCTGTTAAAATAAGCATCACGGGATAGTTTGGTATGTCTGCATAAATAGCATAATCGTCTGAATCCTCTGAATCCTCTAATTCGGCCACTTCAATGCCGTTCATTGAATCTGCAGACTTCAGACTTCCTTCGCTACCAATATCAATATCGTCAAATAAAAGCTCAGAGGTCGAGGACTCTGTGTTGGAATCTGAACTAGACCCAGATCCAGAGGCGGATCCAAGCTGCTCTAGAAGCTCTTTCAGAGTCTCTTCAGATACTAGCTCATCGGGGCATTTCTCATTCACCACATGGAATGAAAAAAGCTTCTTATTGAATCCTTTCCAAAACCAGCGCTCGTAGCGATACGACTGGTAGTCATCAGTGAGATTGTAGCGGTAAATTCCAGCAGTGGCACAGAAAGCTCCATAAAAGGCGTTGAAGTGGGGGCTAATATCTTCCTCGTATAAACGACCGACAGCGTATGCAGCGATTGTTTCGATATATGCCTTGTTTCCAGGGTCCTGTAGCTTTTCAAAAGTTTTAACATGGGTCTTGATGTTTGACGGAAGACCACTTTGCTTCGGAAGTGCATATTCACCCTTAATCCATTGGACGGGGTCAAGAAGATGCGTAGCTTTCATAAAAGCCTTACGAAATTCCACGGGAGGAACTTCAGAGTCGGAGAGGTCTGAATTCGGAACTAGTAGGACCGAGCAGGATCCAGAAGTTCCGGAGCAGTCAATTGAAGAAATTCTCCACCGCTGGTCCATCCAAATTTCTTCAGAATCGGATTTCCAATTTCTTAATTTAAAAAGTTTTTTGAGAGTTGGAAAAAAAGTTTGAAGGTTTTGGTAACCCTTCACTTCCGTTAAATCTTTTGATAGCGGTCCAACTCTGAATTTGGGAACAGGTAACTGAGCACCCCGGAGCATCTTGCTCGTGTTGAGAACATTGTAATCATTGGTGGGGCGCACAAATTTTTGTTTCAGGGTACTTGGGCTTCTCGTTCTAGACGTTACATGTTCCTCGAATTTTAAGTCACCGCTGCCGAAACAATCTATTTTTTTTTGATTTACTGTATATAGTCAAATGGCACAGACCGCGCATGTAAATTTCAATATAAAAAAGTTCGACATGAAGCGTATTCCACAGGATGCAGTAGTAATTTTTATTGGCCGCCGTCGTACAGGAAAATCCACTCTCGTTCGGGACCTCCTTTTTCACCACCAGGACATGCCTGTAGGGACCGTTATTAGCGGTACGGAGGAATCGAATTCGTTCTACGGAAAAATGATTCCCCCCATTTTCATTTACGGTGAATTTCAGCCGGTGATTTTGGATAACTTCGTCAAGCGCCAAAAGATGATTACGGGGAAAATCGAGAAGGAGAAACTTGCTGGTATGCGCTCAAATGTCGACCCACGTTCTTTTATGATTCTCGATGACTGTATGTATGATGATAGTTGGACTCACGATAAGAATATTCGCTACCTTTTCATGAACGGTCGTCACCAGAAGGTGTTCTTTTTGATTACTATGCAGTACCCTCTCGGTATTCAGCCGGCCCTCCGTACCAACGTAGATTTTGTCTTTATTCTGCGCGAGCCTTATCTCAACAACAGAAAGCGTATCTTTGATAACTATGCTGCCGCTTTCCCGAGTTTTGAATTTTTCTGTCAGATTATGGACCAGTGCACTCAGAATTATGAGTGCATCGTTATTGACAACACGAGTTTGAGCGCGAAGCTAGAGGATTGCGTGTTCTGGTACAGGGCTGATACGCATCCTGATTTTCGTATTGGGGCGGCGCAATTCTGGCAGCACTCGGCACAGTATAATAGGGATAGGGAGCAGGATGAGATTAATCCCTATGACCCGAATGCTGCGCGGAAGCTGAAGGGGCCGTCCATTAATGTTAGAAAGAGCTGAGAGTGTGTCAAATAAGTTTGGCACATCTCGTTAGATGAAGTGGGCTATAATATCCCTTTTAGGGATTGCATTAGTCTTATTAGTAGCGGATCGTTACATAAGAATACAGCCATATATTCAGAAGATTCATGTGGTTACTGAGCCGTTCCAGCAGGCACCTCGTGGGTCCCGCCGTTGTGGAGTAGGCCTGAAGTCTTGCAGTGGTAAATGTGCGAATGGCTTCTGTATTTCTACTGAACCCGTGCCGCTTGTTGAGAAAAATCCGCTCCCGGTTTTGCCCTAAAAACTTTAGGGCAAAATCGGCGGGAGTTACCACAGCCCCCCTGTTTTGCCCTAAGGGCAAAACCGGCTATGACTCCATCATATAATCTTTTAGCCTTACAGAATGAGTATCCCAAAGGGCGCATATAGTCTTCTTGGCCTACTTTTAGTTTTAGTATGCGTTGTTGCCTTTCTTCCTGTGATTCGCAATGCTTTTGCCCCCCTTTTCCCCGAGGGATTCCGCACGCAGGATTGCAAGGGCGTAGTGTGTGATGAGGGTGAATTCTGCGAGGAGAACGTATGTCGCCCGGTCACGGCTCCTAGCACGAATGATGTTGTTGGGTATGGCCTATAAGAGCTTTTTTTGGAAAAAAGCTCGGCAAAAAAACTTGATTCTGTAATATATTTATTAGGATATTAGCAATTCCCTAATAAATATAGTTTTTGGGCCCTTTTATAAAAAGGGCGGGCCTTTTTAAAAAGGCCATTTAGTTCGCGCCATCCCGCTCCATCTTACGAGCAATCGCAAGATCCGCCGGCCCATCCCCGCCAAACATCGAATGATACTCAGGGCCCACCGCGCTTGAAGGCATCTCAGATGGTGCAACCGCCTCAGGGGCCGAGCCATCTGTACCAACCACCGGCTTCTTCTTTGAGGCCGTCGCACGATTCTCACGCTCGAACTCCTCGCGCGCCTCCTCGTTCTCCTTATACTTCTTCATTAGCGTGTTAAGCTGCTCCTCCGCATACTCCTGCTCCGGTACGTCAGAGGGCGCAGGGTCCCACGGCAGCCACTTCCCAACCTCGGCCACGAAGATGTTGTGAATCGGGTCGGCACGCTGGAGCTTCTTTGAACGAGCCACGGCCTCCTCCTTCGAGTTATACGACCCGCGCACCTTGAGTCCCCGAACGCTCGTACGAAACTCATTGAGCGTGAAAAACTCCTCCTCCAGCTTCTCCTTGTTGGTAAACATGAAATCCTCGAAGTTCTCCTTAAGCTTTGAGCTGGTGAGGTCACTCTGCTTCTGCTTGTAGTAAGCCTGAAGGCTATCCATCACTAGGTCAACACGGACACGAGCATCGCGCAGCGTCTGCGCGGCACCACTGAGGTCCTTTGCATCAGCAGCATCGGCCTCGTCGTTAAGCTTATCATTAATACTCTTGATTTGTGACATCATGTACGTCTCGAATGTCTTGACGCGGAATGAAAGCTCAAAAGACTTGAGGAACTTGTCAAAGAAAAAAAGGTCCTTCTTCGCGAGAACCTTCTCCGGACTTAAGAAACTCAGAAGACAGAACTTCTGGCCTGGTACGTCTGCGTCCTCCATAAGGAAATCCTCACGCTCTTCGGCCATTCTGAATGTCGTATTGGGAAGAAGTTTAGGTGGTAATACGCAGAAGACTATTAACTTGGTGCTCCAACTAAAATATCTTAGAACTGAATATATGGACGCCACATCTGAGATTATAAATCGCGTTATCAAGTACCTCGTCGAGGGTCTCTTCGTCGCCGTCGCTGCAGTTTTCATCCCCAAGCGCTCACTCCCCGTCGATGAGATCGTCAGCCTTGGCCTCGTTGCCGCGGCTGTTTTCGCCATCCTCGATGTCGTCAGCCCCAGCATTGGTGCCTCGGCGCGCACAGGTGCTGGCCTAGGTCTTGGTGCGAACCTCGTTGGATTCCCTATGCGCTGAACTTTTTAGAAAAAAGTTCCCAAAAAGAGCTTTTTTTAGAAAAAAGTTCCCAAAAAGAGCTTTTTTTGGAAAAAAGCTCAGCAAAAAACTCGGAATTACTTGAAAGTATCTAGTAATTCTGAATTTTTGGGGCCTTTTTATTAGACCCGCTAAACGGCCAGACTCTCAACATATTTCTTATGACGTTTAGATTCATTATGCCTGTCTTGATGACTCCATGAATATTTACCGCCACACTCACATGTATGTGATTCTGCTAGTTTATCACGATTTTCCGCATTGTATGTCTTCAAATATTCTTTCATCTTTTCTTTGTTTGCTTCGCGATATGCTTTATTTTTCTCTTTTATAATATTTTTGTTCTCCTCATAGTATTTTTTGCCACGCTCTTGAATTACCGACTTGTTTTCTTCTGTATATATTTTGTGTTTCTCAGCAATTGCATCTTTATTTTTTTCAGCCCATTCCTTCTTTCTACGCTGAACTTCAGCGCGATTTTCCTCAACGTATGCCGTTTGCTTTTTAATAATTTCTTCTTTGTTTGCTTCGTAATAAGCCTTTTGCGTTGCCTTTACTTCTTCTGGATGTTCTAATTTATATTGTCGCGTGTATTCACACCTTTTTTCAGCATTTTCTACTCTATAGTTTGCATGATAGGCGTCTACTTTGTCTTTGTTTTCTTCAAGGTATTTTTTATGGCGTTCTAATATCATATCTTTATTTCTAAAATAATAGTCTGATGCTTGTATTTTACGTTCACTCTTTGATACAGATGCTCGTATATGATTTAAACAAAACTCATCATGAATACATGCGTTTATAAATTCGTCCTCTTTTGCAATAAGTTCACCCTTTGTATCACATGGGAAATTCTCTATAATTCTTAGCCCTACGTTCTCCCATCCAATATTATTAATATGACTATAAACAAATCGTTCAGGGAATTTTTTGCAGTCTTGTTTATGATTATTTAATCTATATCTTGGATCATTAATGGTAGAGCCAATATAATAATAGCCATCAACACACTCTAGTATATATACACTAGCATTTGGAAAGCTTTTGGGAGCTTTGATATTTGGTTGCTCCATATCTATTTATAGAATGTGCTTTTTTCTTTTCAAATTTACACGACGACCGGAAAGTATAAAATGTAAATTTTTCCAACTCCCATGTCATATAGAACGTACAAACTGCCACCGCAAATCTTGACATATCTTTTGCCATATCTTATCTTGTATATACAACTTATCGCGATTTTTTAGCAGAGTAAAACACGGCAGATACTCATCAAGCTCCAAAAGCTCACAGAATTTATACAGAACATACGAATATGACAGAAAGTTATTACGGTCCTTCGGACAATGTGCCTGGAACGATGGCTGAATTTCCTTAAACATATACCGCAACTTCTCCTCAATTTCACGGCTCATCACGGCTCCTGTCTGACCGTTCAAACGGTTAATAATATGCGGGATATGCTCGTAATACTTATTAAATTTCAGCTTCTTAAGAATTTCCTTGACCTTCGACGCCTTCAGTGTTCTGAAATCCATAATTCTCTCTTTCTTGAGCTCCACCAGAATTGCATCATACACTTCCTGTGGAATTTCAGTACTCTCCTTCGCCTGGAATTGCGCCAGCCACTCATTAAAATGGTTAATACGTTTATATGCATAGTAACTAATTTCACGCGGCGGGTCCTTGTAGCTCGGCTTATCAGAATCAATAAGAACGAAATCCTGGAATCCACAATTACAGCATGTGAAAACCGCCTCGTTCGCTGAAAAAATCATCTCCGTGTCGCAATGAGGGCAGTCGCCAAAGGTCTCGAATTCAATCTCATGGGATCCGCGGGCGTGTGCTGGGTCAATTCGCTGAAGATACTCCTCTAGCAGCTTGTCGCGGCGGAGCTCCTCTCCACGCTTCTCTTGTGGTAAATATATCGGTGCAACGTATGTTTCATCCGTTTTCGCAGCATCCTCTAGAGCTGCCATGATGCTTCCAGGCTTCGCCTTTACATTTACACGCTTTGGAGCAGGGTCGATACCTCTCTGAATTTTATCCTGGATGTCGTAATAATTATAGAGAATTTCACCAGTCTTTAAGAAATAATCGTAGATTTCAGTGTTTGACTCGATATTCGTAATATTTTTCTGGAGGGTCGCCTCGTTCTCCTCAATTACAGAAAGTTCAATTGGATTTGTGCACTGACTCTTTTTTTCCTGGATTTTAGCAAAATCTGATTTCAGCTCATCAATATGAGTTGTCTTATCTTTTATTTGAGAAACATGATATGTATGAAGAGCGTCAAGGGTGGTTCGCGCTTCTGGATTACTTCTTCTTGTAGGTTTTATATTGAAAAAAGCCGCCATTCTATTCGTTAGAGGGCTGGTCTTTTAGGTTCAAAGAAATTGCGAATTTTATCCAAAATAGAGTTACTCCCGGCAGCGGGTGGAGCTATAAAATTCCTAAAAAATCCTACTTCCTGAAAATTTTTTCTATTATACAGGTATAACAATATGACCGGAGGTGGACTTATGCAGCTTGTCGCCTATGGCGCCCAGGACGTTTACCTTACAGGTAACCCCCAGATCACCTTCTTCAAGGTCGTCTACCGCCGCCACACGAACTTCGCCATGGAGTCCATTGAGAACCCTTTCAACGGCTCACCTGGCTTCGGTCGCAAGGTCACGTGCACGATCCAGCGCAACGGTGACCTTATCCACCGCATGTACCTCCAGGCCACGCTCCCCGCCGTTACGCTCCAGTCAACGGACGGCTCAGGCGCCCAGTTCCGCTGGCTCAACTGGGTCGGCCACAATCTCATCAAGAACGTTGAGATTGAGATTGGCGGCCAGCGCATCGACAAGCACTATGGCAACTGGCTCCACATCTGGAATGAGCTCACGCAGGAGGCCGGCAAGCAGGCTGGCTATGCCAAGATGGTTGGCAATGTCCCCCAGCTCACGAACCTAATCGTTCAGGGCGGCGAGGGCTGCGACAACTGGTGCGCCTCTGGCGAGCCCAACGCGACGTCGGAGGTTGGCTCGTGCGCCCCTGAGTACACGCTCTACATCCCCCTCCAGTTCTGGTTCTGCCGCAACCCTGGCCTTGCGCTCCCGCTCATCGCGCTCCAGTACCACGAGGTCCGCATCAACCTCGAGTTCAACGACATCCGCAACCTCTGCTGGGACGTCACGCCCCAGCTCACGTCGAACCTCCACACGATCCGCGACCGCGTCAACAACGCGAACCTCGTCGCCGCGTCGCTCTACGTCGACTACATCTACCTCGACACGGACGAGCGCCGCAAGTTCGCCCAGGTCTCCCACGAGTACCTCATCGAGACGCTCCAGTTCACGGGCCAGGAGTCAATCACGTCGAGCTCCAACAAGCTCAAGCTCAACTTCAACCACCCTTGCAAGGAGCTTGTGTGGGTCGTTCAGCGCGACTCGTACGTGTCGTGCAATGATGCCGACGTCAACCCCTGGAAGGGCCAGCAGCCCTTCAACTTCTCTGACTGGTGGGACCGCTCGGTCCTCGAGTCGGGCTACTCCGTCACGCGTGTCGAGGGCATGGCTGGCTACAACCCAGTCGTCACGGCCCTCCTCCAGCTCAACGGCCACGACCGCTTCCAGGTTCGCGAGGGTCGCTACTTCAACGAGGTCCAGCCCTTCCAGCACCACACGAACATCCCCGCCGTCGGCATCAACGTCTACTCGTTCGCCCTCCAGCCCGAGCAGCACCAGCCTTCTGGCACGTGCAATCTTTCTCGCATTGATAACACGACGCTCCTCCTCACGGTCTCCAACAACACGGTTGGCTCGATCAACTCTGCGTCAGTCTATGTCTTTGCCACGAACTACAACGTGCTTCGCGTGATGAGTGGTATGGGAGGGTTAGCTTATAGCAATTAAAATATGAGGACATTTTTATGTCACACTCACGTCATAGTGATTGTTTTTACCTATTTTTAATATGTGAGCTGTCCCCAAGTAAAATTTAAACATCTCCGGGAATCCGAGGACACTTAAAAACTTTTCACATTGCTATTTTAGAAATGGCAATGTGTAAGGCTGTTATTCAAGAAGGGCCGCGAAAAGGAAATATATGCATGTTTCCTCCATCAGAAAATGGATATTGTGGGCGACATTTACGTAATAAGCTATATGACGAAGGAATTTCAGAAGGTAAAAAGTGGTGTCGTCACTTCTTTAGAGGATGTGATGCAGTAGTAAGTGACAATGATATCTCATGCTTAGAATGTAGAGAAAAACTAACAAAGAAAAAATATCCGTGCGACCATGAAGGCTGCAAATTTAAAGTTATAGAAAAGGGTTTCTGTAAAAAACATGAAAGAGATGTATATCTAAAAGAAGAAAAAGAAAAGGGTATAAATTACTGTGATATTGCAAGAGGCTGTTTTACAGTTTGTTTAGAGGGGAAGAAATCATGTGAAGACTGTCTTGTTAAAAATCGTATTATTGATAATGCACGCTACGCAAAACGTAAAGAAATTACACAAGTACTTCAAACTACAAATTCTATAATGAGGCTCTGTACTATTTGTGGTAAAGATTTTGAAGGGTTTACAACACGCTATGGAAAAGAATCAATGCTCTGTAAGGATTGTACATCAAAACAAGCGATACAAGATAAAAAACGGGAAGATCGTATAAGAAATTATAAAGAAGAAAACTCAAAAAATACGGAGGGTTATTATAAAGAATATATTAAAAAAGCTATGCTAAAAGGTCGTGAAATTACAATTGACTTTAATGATTTCTTGAATTTTGTTACATCTTCATGCTATTACTGTAATCACAGTTCAGAAACAGAGACAATTGGAATTGATAGAATTAATAATAGCAGAGGTTATATAAAAGAAAACTGCGTCCCTTGTTGCTGGAAATGTAATCGTATGAAACATGTATATCATCCACAATTCTTTCTAGATAAATGTAAAATAATAATAAAAGAAAAAGAAGCAACCAAAGAATTCTTTAATAAATGGAATATGTATTATTATCGTTCACGTTTTAAAAGTTTAGCTGGATATATTAAAGATGCAGAGTCTCGTGAACTACCATTTGAACTAACAGAGCAACAATGGGATTGGTTAATACGGTCCCCGTGTTATTTGTGTGGTTATCAATCTGCAAAAGGTATTGGTATTGACCGTATAGATAATACTGTACGTAAATACTCATTTGAAAACTGCAGACCCTGCTGTGGGTCTTGTAATGATATGAAAGGTGAGTTTAGCTTAAGTGAATTTCTAGAGCAATGTAAAAATGTTGTAAATTTCTGGAAAGATAAAACACTTCCAACTATTCCAATGCCAGAAGATCCTCTAAAAAAGGTAATGGAAAAGGGTGGACTTATGCCACCAGAAGAAAGAAAGCACTGGAAAGCTTTAGGACTTTATTACGGTATTATATCAAATACCGCTGATAAATTCTTAGAGGATTATTCAAATGTATACACTAAGGATGAATATATAAAACTTTGTACTACAACTAAGAGTCTAACAAAAGAAGTGGCTATAAAGGCTCTTCAAACACTTCTACAGACTTTGAAAAAGAGAAAACAACGTGCCCTTTTAGAAAAAGGGCCCAAAAACTAGATGCCCTTTTAGAAAAAGGGCCCAAAAACTAGATGCCCTTTTAGAAAAAGGGCCCAAAAACTAGATGCCCTTTTAGAAAAAGGGCCCAAAAACTAGATGCCCTTTTAGAAAAAAAGCGCGCCAAAAAACTTTAACAACTCCTAGTTTTTTGCTGAGCTTTTTTCTAAAAAGCTCCAGGCAGCGGCTTCCCAGCATCAAGACTAATCAACCATTTTAAAGGCGCGCCTGTAATACCGAGCTTCTCGTACATTAAAAAAAGTTCGAGAGGACTGCCCTCGCATAGTTTTACTTTATCAAACAACTTAGATTTTGTCATTGTCTTGCATGTCGCCACTGTTGTCTTAACCCACATATTCGGATTCATAAATATAATACTTATAAGGGTATTTGAGTATTCATTAGAAAGGGTTTTAAGAATTTCCATGCAAAAATTTATATTTGCATAATCTTTTGCCGTTATTCCATTACAGTCTAGAAACCATATCCAGGGTTCTCCCTTTGTATCAAGCAAGTGAATTTTGAAATTCTCAAATTGCGTACCGTCTTTATTAGTATCGGTAGACCGCGCAGGTGAGCTATAAAAAAGGCGGGTTGGCCCAATTACGCCAAAATTTACGAAACTATGAACGCTCGGATCAATTAAACATTTTTTACACTGCATTTACAAATATTAAGAATAAATAACCTTTTTTAAAGCGCGGGGAGTGGCCGCTCAGTTTCAATTATAACTTCTGGCGGTGTCTCGTACGAAGTGTAATCGACAGCAGCCGTAGTTGGCCTGTCAAAACTCAAAAGTTCCTGTAAGGCTTTCATACGGCGCTCGAGAGGCGAACCAATGCAGCGGCGAGAAATCTGTTTCCAGCGCCACTCGAACTGCAGGGCAGCAGTGTGATCTGGGAATCCCTTCACATGGCATATACGCTCCCAGGCCCTGCCAGATGTCGCCTTAGCGCCTCCTGATTGTAGTCCATTATGTTGTTTCAGACGGCGGTCCAAATCTGGCGTAATCCCAATATATGTTTTTGGAGAGCGTCCGTCACATGTCGCTAAACAGTAGCATTTCCAGGGCTCATTCATCATATAATATTATCGTTGGTTATTTATACCGTGGAGTACCCCACGGTACCGTCTAGTACTGAAGTTAAGTACTCCCCATAACCAAAGCCACTCCGTGGCTTTGTATTATGGGGAGCACTTAACTTCTCGTTCTAGCCAGCAGAGTGGAGTACTTAATTTAAGTACTCCACGGTATTAAATCAAGTATATAAGTAAGGATGCTTAATAAAACACTAAAAAAACCAAAAAAGGGGAATCGCTTCGCTATGTGTATTCCATGCCATTCAGAAGACTTAGAATGCATTGATAAATGCTTTAAATCTATTAAAGACCAGCAGGACCCGCCAGATATTATAACGATGTCAGTATCGAGTTCAACGCCTGAAAAAGAGGCCATCTTTAACCAGAAAAAAGCTGAGTATAAACTCCCTATTCATTACACTTTTACTACAGAGTCCTTACTTCCAGGTGCAAATCGTAATAGGGCCGCCGCCGCGGCTATAAAGAAGGGGGCGACTCATTTATCTTTTTTTGATTTTGACGATATCATGCACCCGAAGCGCTTCAAACTCATTCGTAAAGCTTTTTCTAAAAATAAGGAGCTAACGGGCGTGGTTCACGGATTTCAAAATGGCTCGAAGGCAAATAGTACTTTGACTACTCCGAATATACCTGTAAAAGGTCTAGTGCATTATAATAGGGTCCATCCGAAGGTTGAGAGTAATCAGGAGGGAATACCCTACAATACGGTTGCAGCGGATCCGCAGCTTTCTAGCAGCCTTACTAACGGACACAGTACAGTAACAAGTAAATTCTGGAAGCTCTACCCGTTTCGTGAAGATTTGAAAACTGGAGAAGATGGTTCATTCGTTTATAATATTCTTACCAAGGGGACACTTGGCTTTATGACAGACCCTCTTACATTATATTTACGGTAAGGGGTGTACCGTCTAGTACGGGGGGTTACCGTGTTGTGCCAAAATTAAGTACCCCCCTTTAGGGGGGTACTTAATATGGCCTACAACACGTTATACTTAATTTTAGCACGTCACCATAGGTAAATGGAAGGAGGTGGTTCATCAATATATTTATCCGATATTGGTGATTACCGCAATATCGATGATATATATACAATTGTCAACTCGTCATTATTTACTTTAACACTTTCTTTATTAGCCACCCGGATTGGAAATCTCGGTGGCTACAGCTTGAATACATTTTTTGACCTATTTGGAATCGAGGGGGTGGTTTCGACAACAATGCTTATGGCGATTATATTCCAGGTCGCGCGTTATTTTTACACAGTACTATACGCCAAGGCTGATAAATCCTGGTCGCCCTTCGTATTCATTTGCGCGGTGCTTGTGGTACAGATTTTACATGACGTCCTCTTTTACTACGGGGCAGTTAACCTTTTACCAGCTGGAAAGAACGAGATTATTGATGTGCTAAAACAATATGCTAAAGAGAACTCTGTAGGTGCAATTGGAGGCCATTCGGCACTCATGTTGGTAACTGCTCTTATTGCTATGATAATAAATGATATGGATATGCTATTGAAGTTTGTACTCTTTGGAATAGTTCTGTATGGTCTTCCATATATTCTTTCAATCGTCCATAAGAAGCCTGCACCCCCACCCCCTCCCCCGAAGAAGAAGGAGGAGATGCAAGATAGAAGGGGGTTTTATTAATTTTAGTAGAATATATCGGTCGTGTTGTAGGCACTAATAAATCTGGGATGTACCGTATAGTACTGAAGTTAAGTACTCCACTGTAGTTTTACTACATCCCAAATTTATTTCAGCACAACACTTAGAGATGTCTGCTCCTTTGGAGGACGTACCAGCAAATAATAATGCAGTGTTTGAATCTGCATCAGGCTCACCGGCTGTTGCCAATTCAGCACCGGCTGTTGCTAATTCAACACCCTCTGCAAATTCCGTGGCCGCTTCAGAATTATCAAATATAAATTCTGTAGAAAATTCTGCAGAGAATTCACCTCAAAATTTTACATCAGTAGTTCCTGAAATAACATCAACTATGGGTTCAACATCAACTATGGGTTCAACATCGACAGAGCAAGCTGCGAATGAACCAGTAACAGTAACACCCTCTAATATAGCTTACCAGCCCAAGAGAGTAAGATCACAGTCGCAAATCAACCATGACACGCGTGCAAAAGAATTCAGAGCTAGAGTGAACCCTTCTTACGTAGGAATGTTTGAAAACATCCCTCCAAAGCTTAGACCAAAGGGATTCCCAGCTGCAGCGGCGCGGCAGGCCATTGAGCTAGCACCAGAGGAGCAGAATGCTTTTGTAAAGAATATCGCGGATGAGCGCAGAAATGCAATTGAAGTTAAACTTGGAAAAAAGACACGTCGTGTGAATTCATCCACTCTAAGAGATGTAGAAAGCATTTTGAAAATGTCAGAGCAATCCCTTGTTCGTAAGTATCCAGCGGACAAGTCATTAATACGTATGTTCGGCAGAGAAACTCGCAGAGTCGCGCGTAACTATACAAGCGAGCATATAAACACGCTAGCAACACCTTCACGAAATGTTACTAGAAAGGCACCGCTTAATAAGAATAATGTAGTTAATAGATTGGAGATGACACCTAGAAATAGTTCACTAAGTGAAATTGAATTAAAGAATAATTCAAATCTTAACAGGTCTCGCAAAAACGTGAACCCACCGGCCTACAACGAGTAAAAATATAAAAAGCCCATTTAAGGCTTTTATAAAATAATCCCGGCCGGTGAAAACAGGGTCTGGTAAAACTACTTAAATAATAAATATAATATATAGTTATGAGTAATGGAAAAGAAATACGATATTTTACAAAAGAATTATTAAACGAATTATTGGAAAAAAATGGTGCAACATTAATTGGTGAATATAAAAATATTAATAGTAAAAGTAAAATATCATTTAAATGTAAATGTGGAAATGAAGGGTGTAAATCATTTTCAGTTATGCCTACATATGGTATACACTGTAGAAAATGTGTAAATAAAATAATGACTGAAAAAACTAAAATAACTAATATGGATAGGTATGGATGCGAAGATCCTAATCAACTTTCATCTATAAAAGATAAAATAAAAAAAACGTTTATTAATAAATATGGAGTAGAATATTCACTGCAGGCTAAAGTAGTAAAAGAAAAAATAAAAGAAACAAATATTAAAAGATATGGTTTTGAAAATCCATTTCAAAATAAAGAAATAAAAAGTAAAATAACTAATACGCTTTTAAATAAATATGGAGTAGAACATCCATTGCAAAATAAAGAAATATATGAACGTTTTCAAAATACTTTAATTAAAAATCATAATGTTACTCTACCTTATTATTCAGAAGAATTAAAAGAAAGGGGTAGAAAATCATGTTTAGAAAAATATGGTGTTGAACATCCCCTTCAAAATGCAGAAGTAATAAATAAAATAAAGAAAACCTGTTTAAAAAAGTACGGGGTTGAAAGTCCTATGCAATGTAATATAGTACACGAACAGAATCAAAAAAATTCAGTTAAATACAAACAATATACTATGCCAAGTGGCGAAATACGTAATATTCAAGGATATGAGGGGTTTGCTATTAGAGATTTACTTAAAATATACACTGAAGATGAAATTAAAACAACTCGTAAAGATATTCCACGCATAACATATGTATTAAATTCTAAAAATAAATATTATTTTCCAGATATTTATATTCCTTGTGACAATAAAATAATTGAAGTAAAATCTAAATGGACTTATGAATGTAAAGAGGATAATATTCAAATAAAGTCTGATGCTACTAACCAAGCTGGATACAAATACGAAATCTGGATATATGATGCTAAAGGTAACAGACTAAACTAAAATTGATTATTTTTATTTATACTAATATTAATATAATGAAATATATTAATATTATAAACCCCTCGCTTCAGTGTGTTGAATATGATTCAATTGATAAAGCTATGAACTTTGAATATGAATTAGATTTATTTCAAAAGCATGCAGTGTGCGCTATAGAAAAAAAAGAAAATGTATTATGTTGCGCTAAAACTGGTTCTGGAAAGTCAAATATTGCAATCTATCAGATCGCCCATTCTCTCAAAACCGGCAAGCGTGTATTCTACACGACTCCCATCAAATCCCTTTCAAATCAGAAGTTTTATGATTTGAAACAGATGTTTCCTGATCGCGTAGGTATTATGACTGGCGATATCAAATTCAAGCCCGATGCCGATATTGTAATCATGACAACGGAGATTCTCCGTAATCTTCTTTATAAGCGCGGCACTAAAACAGAATCTATTGGTATTACTGCCAGTCTCTCTCTGGATCGCCTCGGCGCCGTCGTATTTGATGAGTGTCACTATATCAACGACCGTGACCGTGGGTCTGTATGGGAAGAGACTATGATTTTGTTGCCGCCCCAAGTAAATCTTGTGATGCTCTCGGCAACCATCGATGCTCCCTCTGATTTTGCCTCGTGGATTGGTGCTCTCAAGCAGGTACCTATTAATCTCATTTCGACTGAATACCGTATCGTCCCGCTCTTACACGGAGTCTATAGAGGCGATGACCTTCTCACAGTTATGGATAACAAGGAGCGCTTCGAGGGCGGCAACTACAAGGCATGGTTACTTTGGCAGAAGGCCCAGGAGCGTAATGCCGATCAGCACAAGGCTGATGTGGCTGCTCGGCGGCGCGGTGGCTACGAGGACGGTCCAGTACAGCGTAGAGGGTCAGTCAAGGCTTTCCCGCACCAGCTCAATGAACTTATTGGCCGTCTAGACGAGAAGACCCTGCTACCGGCCCTCTTCTTCGTATTCAGTCGCAAGGACTGCGAGCGCTATGCAAAACTCGTAGAGCACACTCTGATTTCCTCTTCGGACACGGCCTCAGTGAGACATATTATCGACTTCCATCTTCACCGCTACGAGGGCCTACAGCTGCTTCCGCAGTATCACACCCTCAGGTCGCTCCTGGAGAAGGGTATTGCGTTTCACCACAGTGGTGTTCTCCCTGTTCTGAAAGAAATCGTGGAAATCCTTTTCGGCAAGGGATTTATTAAAGTTCTCTTTGCAACGGAGACCTTTGCGGTCGGTATAAATATGCCAACGAAGACGGTGGTATTCACCGGCTACCGAAAATACGATGACGCGGTCCAGGGCATGCGTGTTCTCAATACAGACGAGTACATCCAGATGGCGGGGCGGGCTGGGCGACGTGGTAAGGATACTAGTGGACTTGTCCTGTACCTGCCTGACCGCGACCCAGAAGACCTAGAGGATGTCCGCAGAATGATGACGGGTAAGAAATCAACCTTTCAGTCACGTATGTCATTCTATTATGATTTCCTCTTGAAAACCTTCCAAACAAAGACGCTCAGTTGGAAGGACCTGATGCGAGACTCCTATTGGTTCAAGCGACAGGCGCAGCTTATTGTGGGATGTAAGAGAGAAATGGAGACTGTTTCAAAGCAGCTCGGGGCAGCTGATTTATCCGAGACCGAAATCTATGCTATGAATGAGTTCGAGAGTATTAATCAGCGAATCAAGGAAACGACAAATGCTCCGAGGCGCCAGGCGCAGCGTGAACTGGAGACCTGGCGACAGAAAAAGATTGGTCCGCGGTGGCACCAAGTGGAGAAAGAGTTGTGGCCGGCGACGAAGCGTTGGACTGCAGAGTTGCGCTCCCTGAATCTGGAGTTAGAGGCGCTAGAGGCACCGGATCGAGATGTGGAGCCGACTCTGAAGACCTTGAGAGACCTGGGATTCATGGAAGGCGACGACCTGACACCTCTTGGGACACTGGCCTCCGAGATTAATGAGGGTCACTGCCTCTTGGAGCCTATGTTTTACGAAGGGGAGACTCTAAAGGACTTGAAAACACCTGAGGAAATTCTTACTGTCTTGGCCGTCTTTTTGGGAGAAGGCACTGGCACTGCTACCCCTAATGTACCTACCGCGGTGGGCGCGTCAATTCAAGAGATTACGCAAATGGCAGAGCGGTCGCGCAGAGTAGAGCACGCAAATCAAGTAATGGTCCCTCTCGGAAAGGGTGAATTCTGGGATGTCAATATGGAATGGGTCGAGCCGATTTGGAGATGGCTTCAGGGAGCGGAGCTTTCTGAAATCATCACGGATTATGGGCTATTCGAGGGGAACTTTATTCGAATTCTCTCGAAGCTGGTAAATGTTCTGGAGGAGTGGAGAGCGCTCGCCACCCTCAAGGCTGATACTGATATGCTAAATCTTCTTGTAGATGTCGAGCAGAAGCTGCGGGCAAACTCGAATGAGAGCCTTTACTTGCGCTTATGAGAGCGCCGAGAGTGCCGAGGTCCTCTGCGCTTACGCTTAGAGCCGCCTCGCCCTAGGTAGCCGCCTGTTATATTTTTTGGCGGGGGGCCTCCAGACTTGGCGGCAATTTGTTTCAAGAAATACGCGAAAATTGTATGCATCAGTGTATTTACGAGAGGGTCAAGCGACATCGCAATAATTTTCGGATTAATAAGGGTCGTTTCCGTAATTACATTATCATCCTTTCGCTTAGACCCTGAGGCAGGGAGTTTTTCTCCCAAGGAGACCATATATGGCGACGGGTAGTATTTTAGTGTTGGCATAGCTGCCAATACGTCTTTTACAAAGGGTGTTTCATTAGATTGTACGATAGGACCACCTTCAACTTGTATGTATTCGAGATAGTAAAAATAAACTTTTTCGAAAATGTTCGGAATCACAACATATGAGAGCAGTTGCTCGTCCTTTCCAATATAGCCCGGTTTTGATATATTATTCGGCTTACGCTCATTTCCCTGTTGAATAACCGTGCTATGTTTTCGGAAATAGACTAGGCATTTGCGCCAAAGAGAGTCATCAGTCCATTCTGGTATATTACCTATCGTAGATGTTACGGCGGCGTAGCATCCGGTTGTCTTAACACCTGTATCTGGATGGACGTGCCACTGGCGCTGATAATTTGGCTGCGAGGCGATTAGAATCTTATATTGGCTGTTTGAAAACTTCTCCTGTATTGCTTTTAATAGGGTACTTTCCCAGATAGCTATTTTTCTATAAAGCGGCGGCGAGCCATTAAGAATCGAATCTTTTTTCAGGAGATTTTCAAAGAGTGTATCAGCATCACGCACAAAAACGGGAATGTCTGGGAAATCGTGCAGGGCCTTCATTCTGAGCGCACGAATTATAGCGTTGTCTATTGTTTTCCCGTCTCCTTTGGAGCCGACTGCGTATTCGGGCCAATTGATAACCGCAAAAATAATGTTGGGATGGCTTTCAATTTCGGCCCATTCCTTATTATGTTTTTGTACGCGGGCTGAATTTGTATTAGTAGCCGACTTCTTGAAAACGGGGTTCTCAATACTGTGCTGGTCGATATAAAGCACAAGCTTCCAACCGGCGAACTCTGGCTGCTCTGTCACCCGTAGATACTGTAGAAGACCCGTTTTGTAAACATCTGTTTTTACCCAGGGGGAGTCCTGTCCCTTGTAGTCGTTACAATTAATACAATCCGTTTCGCGGAAATAGTAGGCCGAGCTGAAAACTCCTATGGGCTTCTCACCCTTCATTTTATATGTTATGGTTCCCTTCGTCGGATCATCAGGATCTATATTTTTAATGGATTCTGACATCCCCCTATTATAATACTGATTTTTTCTGTTAGATATATAGGAGATGAGTGTGAATGAAGAAAAACAAGACGCAGGAAGCATGCAGCCACCGAAGGATTTAACCTATAATTCGCATTTAGAGCACTTAATATCTGCAGAGGCCGAGAAGGCGCTTGTACTATTTTGGCTTCACGACCAGGCCGAGAAGCGTTTTTCTAAGCTAAGCACAATGATTACAATTCCTGTAATTGTCCTGAGTACCCTGGCTGGAACGGCTTCAATTGGATCCCAGACACTTTTTGGAGGTGGTACGGGGGCCTCAATTGGAATTGGAGCAATTAGTATTAGCGTAGGAATTATGAATACTGTGGCGAGTTATTTTGGTTGGGCGAAGCGGGCGGAGGGGCACAGAATTTCTTCCGTGAATTACGCGAAACTTCACCGGTGGATTTCAATTGAATTGGCACTCCCGCGCGAGCAGCGCGTACCGGCGAAACATTTCTTGAAAGAAATTCGTTCTCAAATTGACCGTTTTAATGAAACATCACCGTCGCTACCACCCGAGGTGATATTGCTTTTTGAGGTTAAAATGAAACATATTGGAGCAGATGTAACTCTTCCTGAGGTGTGTAATAAGATTTCTGCAGTTGAAATCTATCCTGAGGAGGAGGTTTCAATGAATATTATTGAATCGGCCACACCTGATATGGTTGTCTTCAAAAAGGACGGTGCAGTTGTAGCTCCACCGACACCTTGGAGACCGCACTGACCCTTGCCGTCAAATGCCAAAGTTAATTACCCCCTTTGGGGGTAATTAACTGGAGCATATTTGACTACTATTGTGGTGTAGGCCATATTAAGTACCGTGGTGTGCCAATATTAAGTACTCCACGGTACTTAATATTGGCACACCACGTTATAAATTTGAATATTCTAGGCGCATTCTTGTAAAACAGGAATGCATCTAGAGACTTTGGCAAATGAGACTGTCCTTATCAGTGCTTTTGCAACACTTGGACTCGCCCTATTATATATCGTAGGCTGTATGACAAATGCCCGCTACTATCTCTTTATGCGAAATGGAGTTATTCTGCGAGAGCGCTCAGAGTCGTCCGAGATTTAGGTTTGGCCTTAGAACATATCCAACTGTACTGAGAGGTCGTGCGCGGTGTTTCCGTTTCCGCCGGTGTATGAGACTTGTACGTGGACTCTATCACCCGTATTGACATTCACAGAGGCATCGTAGAAATTCTGGACGACGTCTGCGGCCCCGAAGGTCACGGTAAAGGTGGTGGATGTGATACTTCCTCCAAAGGGTGTCACCCGTACAAGAACTGTAAAGGTATGTCCTGTACCTGGGGCTACACTGAGGCCAGCAGAGAGCCCTGATATAATGGCCGGCTGTTGAATACGGTAATACGCCTCGGGTGTTCCAGTATCTGGAAATCCGTTGCCGCCCCCAGCGGCAATCATTGTGCCAGGCCACAGATAGCCACCAGATGTTCCATTTTTCAGGTCGCCTCTGAGCCCGTAATATATAGTTGTCGGATACAAGTATGTCGAGAAGCCTTTTGAGCCGGCTGTTTTTGTCACGAGATCCGTTCCAGGACCGATTTGGATACCGGCCGAGGCGAGATAGGTTGGATTTGTAATCGTCGTGGGATTTGTTTGAAGAATATCGGAGGCCGTGTAGGACTGACCGGCGGTCGGTGTCACAGTTCCAACAGTGGTTGTACGCAACTGGATAGAACCCGTATTGGCCGGATCGGCCGTTTCCACGCCCACATAGGAACCCGTCGATGCCGTTGAAGTCGGCTGGGCTACATAGACATTCACATCACGTGTTGACATAATATTTGAGGCTGAGACTAGGATTCCCCGCTTCGCGCCAGCCCCGTTTGAATAGACGTTGATGGTGGACCCCTTTAGAGAATTAAAGGAGAATGTGCCAGCACCGAGTGACCCCGTTCCAGATGATTGGATACCTGTAACGACACTTGAGCCGCCTGAGGATGCCGCTGAATTATCTACAGTGAGAACGCAGGTGCGCAACTTTGCCGTGACCGAGGTCGTGCCGCCGAAGACAATACCCTTTAGAGTGTAGTGCCCACTGGATGTCAGTTTGAAAGTCAGATCTTCCACGCGAGTGTTTTCACCCATGGTGAGCAATGTTGTATTTGCAGTTACACCGAGCATTTGTATCGTGGTTGTCTGAACGTTTTGACCGCGGAGGGCGATGCCTGCGGGTAAAGTAAGGCCGGCGCTCAGATTGTAGGTGCCAGGGTGAACCCAGACAGTTGTGCCAGAAGTGGCCGCGGTCACGGCAGCGCCCACGGTGAGATAGGGTGTACCCCCTACAGAGGCGGTGGAGTCATTTCCGTAGACCGAGTCGACGCGAAGGACATTTCCTATACCAAATGCATTGAGGGGTGTCACGGGGCCCGTGGGTCCGGTGTTGCCTGTGGGTCCGGTGCTGCCCGTGGATCCCGTGGGACCTGTGACCGTGGAAGGGCGTCCTGTGGGTCCCGTGGGCCCCGTCGCCGCGTTCGCCGTCAAAGTAGTGTGAACGTGGCTGTTCGTGTTGCTGCGGAAATCTATGGTGACCGAGGCTGTAGGATTCAGGGAATTCACGTAGATTTTTACGCGGTAGCGGTAGGTCGTATCGGGCAGAACTGTATCGGGCACGTAACTCGTATAGGAGACAATGTAGGGTGTTGAATAAATTTGTGTAGAGGAGGCGTAGGAGCCGGCCACCAGAAGTGTCTCAGTTGCACCTGTAGAGTCGACATAGTATATATTCGTGTAAAAGGTGATGGAAGTATCGTCGCTGGCGGTGGCGAATATATTGGTCGTCCAGAGTCCACCGATTAACTCTACTGAGGACGTCGAGCCTGAAGGAGTTGTGAAAGTTCCAATGAGAACATCTGTGTCGTTTGGAGTCGATGTAATCGTGGTCTGTGTTCCAGTGTTAGGTACTGAGAGAAGTGTACCGCTTTGAGGAGCAGTGCCACCGTCCGTGTCTAAGAAGAGCACCTTACCTGTGCTGACTCCCGCGATACCTTGGCCGCCTGTTGGGCCAGTAGCACCTGTATTTGTTGCAAAGCCTGTGGGTCCTGTGTAGCCTGTGGGCCCTGTGTAACCAGTTGCACCAGTGTTTGAAGCAGTGCCGGCTGGCCCAGTTGCCCCTAGCCCTGTGGGACCGGTCACACCCTGATCTCCTGGGACACCACGACGACCAGTGGGACCAGTTGCACCGGTCGACGTGGCCGTACCGGCAGGGCCTGCGTTTCCTGTAAACCCTGTTGGCCCCAGAGAACCTGTGGGGCCCCTGGCGCCCGTGTTCGATGCTGAGCCAGGTGCGCCTGTTGCACCGGTATTGGTGGCAGAGCCAGGGGGTCCCGTGTAGCCTGTGGGGCCGGTGGCACCGAGGTCACCTGGAACACCCTGGATGCCTTGGCCCGTGGGGCCGGTTGCGCCTGTATTCGTGGCTACGCCGGCCGGCCCAGTCCAGCCTGTTACGCCTGGGGGCCCTACTTTACCGGTGGGTCCAGTGTAGCCCGTGGGTCCTGTATAACCGGTTGCACCAGTATTTGAAGCAGTGCCCGCAGGACCGGTTACGCCGGTTGAGCCGGTTGGACCGGTTTCACCTGTAGCACCAGTTTGGCCTGTAGCACCAGTTTGGCCTGTAGCACCTGTTTCACCTGTAGCACCTGTTGGGCCTGTTTCTCCAGTAGCTCCAGTGGCACCTGTCGGTCCTGTTGGGCCTATTGGACTTGTAGAATCAAGAGAACCATCGCCCTTTACATATTGTGTAGATGTACCGCCTTGTGTAATAAATCTATCAGCATTTATGTACTGGAAATAATCAATAGAGTTGGTAGGACCACCAGTTTCAGACAAACTTATTAGAGTTGAGTTTGGCTTATCATATACAGTGTTAAAGATAGAATAGAATCCACTCAATGCCACTCTAGCAACGTTATTAAATGTTGGTGTTATAAACTGACTATTTGCTAGAGTAACGATTGTTCCAGCAGCACTAGTAACAGCATTGGTTGTGGCTCCAGTTGCAATTACTATAGAATCTACAAAGTTGGCATTTCCAGCAGTTAAGGTTGGAGAAACACAAGTAGAATTTTTAACGATTACTCTGGCAAGAGCGTTATTGATTGTGATAAAGTTAGGATTACCACCAAAAATAGCTAGTAAGCCACCACCTGTAATACTTGTAGTACCAATATCGCAGAAACGAATAAGTGTATAGTCAGCATTACTTGTCTTTGTAAAAGTACTACTTATATCGCAGTTAAGAATATTTACATTACCTGTAGCAGTAGGTGTATTAATAGTGAGATTTGTCATTTTTAACCCTGAGATAGTACATCCAGTATTTATGCTTATAGTTCCAGCAATTACTATATTACCACCAAGAAGTCCTGGACCAGTTAATACTGTGTATTGAACTGTTATGGATGGACTTTCAGTATAAGTTCCTGGGTGAATGATAATTGTCTTACGCTCACCTGTAACTAAAGTCAATGCCTGAGTGATACTAGCAACTGGGTTTAATAAATCACCATTACCAGTAGTATCATTGCCGTCTATTTGACTGACATGGATTTCATAGTCAAACCCAGTAAAGGTTGGTCCTGTAGGCCCCGTAGCTCCTGTGGCTCCTGTAGCACCTGTCGGTCCTTCTCCCGTGGCACCAGTAGCTCCAGTGTCACCTGTAGGGCCAGTAACTCCAGTTGGACCACTTGGACCCGTTTCTCCAGTTGGACCACTTGGACCCGTTTCTCCAGTTGGACCACTTGGACCCGTTGGACCCGTTGAACCAGTCTCGCCTGTTGGACCACTTGGACCACTTGGACCCGTCTCGCCTGTTGGACCACTTGGACCCGTCTCGCCTGTTGGACCCGTTGAACCAGTCTCTCCAGTGGGACCTGTACTACCCGTGGGACCACTCTCTCCAGTAGGGCCTGTAGGACCAGTAGCACCTGTGCTACCAGTCTCACCAGTAGGACCTGTTGCACCTGTATCACCCGTGGGACCTGTTGCACCTGTATCACCCGTGGGACCTGTTTCTCCCGTAGGACCAGTAGCACCTGTAGGACCAGTAGGACCTGTGGTACCAGTCTCTCCTGTAGCACCTGTTGGACCTGTGAAACCAGTCTCTCCAGTAGCACCTGTTGGACCTGTGGTACCAGTCTCTCCAGTAGCACCTGTTGGACCTGTGGTACCAGTCTCTCCTGTAGGACCTATGGTACCAGTCTCTCCTGTAGGACCAGTAGCACCAGTTACGCCAGTTGGGCCAGTATCACCAGTGAAACCAGTCTCACCTGTAGGACCAGTATTACCTGTAGGACCAGAAGGGCCTGTGCTACCAGTAGCACCTGTATTACCAGTAGCACCTACTGACGCAAATATACCCCATCTAACTGGATCATTTGAGGGTGAACTTCCAGAATTTCCATCTCCAGCAATTTTAATATATGCTCCACCTGCATCATATACTATATCAACATTGCTTATATACACACCATAATTAGGATTCCACTCACCCCTCCAAATAACTCCAGGACCTATTTCACCAGTAGGACCTGAAGCACCAGTAGGACCAGTACTACCCGTGGAACCGGTTTCGCCAGTAGGACCTGTTTCACCAGTAGGACCAGAAGGACCTGTTTCTCCTGTAGGACCTGTAGCACCAGTTGGACCAGTACTACCCGTGGAACCAGTTTCACCCGTGGGACCAGTAAAACCTGTTTCACCAGTAGGACCAGTAGGGCCAGTTGCACCTGTTTCACCCGTGGGACCAGAAGGACCTGTTTCACCCGTGGGACCAGTAGCACCAGTTGAACCTGTCTCTCCTGTAGGACCAGTAGCACCAGTACCACCAGTCTCTCCAGTAGGACCAGTAGCACCAGTTGCACCTGTCTCTCCTGTAGGACCAGTAGCACCAGTTGAACCAGTCTCTCCAGTAGGACCTGTAGCACCAGTTGCACCTGTCTCTCCTGTAGGACCAGTAGCACCAGTTGAACCAGTCTCTCCAGTAGGACCTGTAGCACCAGTAGCACCTGTCTCTCCTGTAGGACCAGTAGCACCAGTAGAACCTGTCTCTCCTGTAGGACCAGTAGCACCAGTAGCACCAGTAGCACCAGTAGCACCAGTAGAACCTGTCTCTCCAGTAGCACCAGTAGAGCCAGAAGGACCTGTTTCACCCGTGGGACCAGTAGCACCAGTAGCACCAGTCTCTCCTGTAGGACCAGTTTCACCCGTGGGACCAGAAGGACCAGTAGCACCAGTTGCACCAGTTTCACCCGTGGGACCTGTAGCACCTGTTTCACCCGTGGGGCCAGAAGGACCTGTTTCACCCGTGGGACCAGTTGGACCACTAGCTCCAGTTGGGCCAGTATCACCTGTGAAACCTGTCTCTCCTGTAGAGCCTATAAGACCAGTTGCACCAGTAGAGCCAGTAGCACCAGTGGGACCGATATCCCCAGTATCACCCTGAGGTCCAGGAGCACCAGTATCACCTTGAGGCCCTGGAGCACCAGTATCACCTTGAGGCCCTGGAGCACCAGTATCACCTTGAGGCCCTGGAGCACCAGTATCACCTTGAGGCCCTGGAGCACCAGTATCACCTTGAGGCCC